TAAAGAATTAGGGTTGCCTTGATTAACAGTACCAATATTAATATTACCCATAGACAATGACACGTAGCCATCGACGATTACATGCTGCTGTGCGGGAAAATTATTTACGTTGACATTAGGATTAGTCTGTACATAACCGTCAACAATAACATGTTGATCAGCTGGAAAATTATTAACATTAACAATCCAAGGATTAGTACCTTGAATGACGACAGGATTGGTCTGAACGTAACCGTCCACATTAACTTGCAACGGATTAGCTGCTGTTCCCAAAATATTGTAACCGTCAGTTAGTTCGACTGGCCACGCGTTTGATAAAGTATTGGGCGCTCCTTGATTGACTGAGCCAATAGTAACGGCAGTGTTAGGACTTAACGCCACTACCAAGGCTGGATCAGATGCTGCAGCTGGCACATTAGGAGGTTTAACTGCAACAGGGCCATTGTAACCGTCTGTAATAGTGGTTTCCGTCTGTAAACGATAAACAATACCATTAAAGATAACGCCAATTGGATTACCAAGTTCATCAAATAAAATTGTAGCTGGGCTCTCTTGAGGCATTAATCTAAAAATCCTTTTTAACTTATTACTTCAGTTAATATTATACAATTATATGCTAACAGGCACTATCATGTTATGATTCTTGTACGAGTGGATTCAAAAGCCGAACTATAAGTAATATTATCTGTAACAGTATGAATAATTGTTACACCATCGGAAGCATACATTCTCCATGCAAGAATGATGGGGAAATGACGAGCATCATAGGTAACTAATTTATCAACTAATTTAATAGTAAAACCAGCATCTAAATACCAAGTCATAGAAGTTGGAAAAGGACTTCCGGTAGGCAAACTCACTTTGTAAGCAGTGGCGGCAAATCCGTGCCCCGGGCCTTCATCAATAAAATGAATAAGTTGTCGAAGCGTTTCGTGCTGATCTGGAGTTAAACCGCCACCACCTCCCGAAGCAATTAGACTTTGTACATAACCATCCAATTCATCAAATCCAACCGTTACTCCCTCAGTAAATCCAAAGTTCTGAAGAAACGTACGTTGTTTATCGCTAAATTGTAACAAATCAATATTACTAGAAACTAGCTCAATATCTCCACACAGAAACTTGTGCCTCAGTTCTCCTTTAAGAAGAGAGGCTCTAATATCAGCTTCTTGAACACCAGGGATTTGTAACAGATCTCTCTCGCAACCTGCATTAATTGGGTAATGAAAAATACTAATGGTTTTCTTGGGAGAAACGTAAAATAAGCCAGATTGGTAAGGGGGAGGAATATTAGGATTTTCTCCGGTCAAATGCAGCATTGAGGCAGGAGTTCCTGTAATATTCCTCACGATAAAATGCGTATTATATTTTAAAGAATACGCGAACTCACTTTCACTGCTCATTTAACGATCCTTAATAATGCTGTCTTTAATTGTAATGGTTACAGTTCTTTCAATATTAGGATTTTCAGATGTAGCTTGAACGTTGAATAATTTTTCCATCAGCGTATCGTATCCTTGTCTAGCTACATCTGATTTAGTAATTTCTAAAGACCTATTAACATCTTTACGAATTAATTCTTCATCTTTAGATAATATAACTCTCTTTAGATCATTAGAGCCCATTTTAGTCAAATCATCAAAAGTTAGCCGATAGCGCATATGTAATAATTCTTCAATATAATTCAAGCTGCCTTGAGCGGGTTGCCCGGTGGCATAATCTCCATCTTTTTGCATGGTACGAAGCCCGGCATCCAAAGTAGAAAGTAAAACACGAGCATTACTGTCCTGCCATTCGTGTTCTTTTCCATATTGACCTTTGATATCTTCTAAAATATTACGAAGTTTAGCAAAGTTCTTAATTTTTTCTCCCAATACTTCCGAAAGGAAAGCTTCACTACGATTATAGTTTTGAAGACCCCGGCGAGGATTATATTCTGTTTCTTGATCAATGCGGCGAGTATCGAAAGCTAATTTAGTAAAACCTTGATCGGAAGTGTATGCTTCTAAACCTGCTTTTCGCAATTGCATAGACTGCTTTCTCGCAGGAATATCACTAGTTCCGGCAGAAATAAGCTCAAATAATTCGTAGAAGTTATCAAGTTTCATTCGACACTTTCGGGTGGAAGATCAATATTATGCTAGATTATGACTACACAAAATTATCTCCATAAATTATCATGTTAATATAAAATAATTGACAACGTATTTTTGATGGTTATGTTGCGCCATATGCAATCTATTCATCCATTAGCCACAGAAATATGCCACATTTTACAAAATGCCGGGCACCAGGCTTATATTGTCGGAGGATGCGTGAGAGATCTAATTTTGGGAGAAACACCAAAAGATTTTGATATCACCACCAGCGCTATACCAGAAGAAGTAGTTCAATTATTTCCCCGAACCATTCCAACTGGATTAAAACATGGTACCATCACTGTTTGCATGGACGAAGGCATAGAAAATCACTTTGAAGTGACCACTTTTCGAACAGATGGCCAATATCTAGACGGTCGAAGGCCCGAAAACGTCAAGTTTGTCCAAAATGTGGAAGAAGACCTGGCTCGACGAGACTTTACCATCAATGCCATGGCTTATGATCCGATAAAATTGATTTTAATTGATCCTTTTAATGGAAAAGACGATCTAAAATTGGAAATTATTAGAGCAGTAGGTGATCCAACCGCTAGATTTCAAGAAGATGGTTTGCGAATTATCCGCGCAGCTCGATTTGCTGCCCGTTTTGGATATATAATTGATTCCAGTACTTTGCTAGGTGTAAAAAATAGTTTGGACACCTTGAAAAAAGTGTCCAAGGAACGCATTAGCGATGAATTACGCAAAATATTGATGGCAGCTTACCCATCTCTGGGTTTACAATGGTTATCCATATGTGGAGCTTTGTCTATTATTTGCCCAAACTTAATGGAACAAGCCGCCAATTCTTTCTTCCCTTTGACGGGCAACTATTCAGGAAAATTAGAAACTCGACTAGCTCTTATGTATTCTTTTGTGCCAGTTAAAACGGCTCAACAAGAATTAATGGATTTGAAGTTTTCTAATAAAGAAATTGAGCGCGTTATCTTTTTATTGGAGACATTAAAGTGTTATGACGGCAAAGATTATAGAAGATTTATGGCGCGCTTCAAAAACGAAGCCCCCGATGCATGGGAGCAAGCTTTATCTCAATTTAAAACATTAACTGAAGCCCATGGCGCCTCAATACAGGATTGGTTAGACCAGCATCGAGATGTAAAGGTTTGGGCTCGTAAAGAATTAGCCATTAATGGCAATGATTTAATAGAAATGGGAATTAAACCAGGCCCAGAAATTAAAAGTATATTAAATGGTTGCTATGATGAGATTTTAGAGCATCCAGAGCATAATAATAGATATTTCTTGATGAGATTGGCTAATACCCTTTCTACATTACTATAAGTAATCAATCATCTGAACTTCTATTTTTGGCAATTTGTTTTTTGACAAAATGATTAATTTTATTATGAAGTTCTCGCAGGTGCTTTCTGCGATCTTCAGAAATGCCATTTTGATGGCGCAATTCTTGATAAATATGATGCAGCATTTCCTTATGAGGCTTAAACTCAATGGGCAAGATTTGCAATTCAAAATTAATGCCGCCAACATTCATATCACAATGGACCACGGCGCTATAATCCAGGCCTAATTCCGTCAATAATCTTTTTTTGTCAATACTTTTAATTTTCCCCTTGAACAACTCTTTCAATAAATCAATCACTTCATCTGGCTCGAAATTATCGGAAAAATATAGACGACCCCGAACCAAATCCGATAATTGCGTCAAATCTTTTACTTGTCGTTCTTTGGCTTTTTCCACGGCACGCGAATAAGATTTAATATCGGTTTCCAATTGAAAATCATGCTTGGGCAAATCGGATAAAGTGGTTTCTACATACTCAATAACTTTATTGAGCAAGGGAAGCGCTTGACAATATTGCTTACGCATTTTTCGGGCGGAAGATTGCTTGGGCATACTTGTATGTCAGAAAATTATTAAAGTATGAAAAACAAAAAAGCTACTAGATTTCTCTAGTAGCTTTCAGCACTCTTTAGTTATCTACCGAAAGCTTATTAGGCTCCGATGACTACTGATTTACGACCAGCGGCTACGCCACGTGGGTTAACTATTGCGATCCCAATAATTTCGCTGACTACCCAACCTAATTTAAGTTGTTTTGGTTCATCTGCTGGGAGAACTTCGATGTCCTGACGGATTGGCATAACGCCAACAAATTCTGGGTCGGAAGCGCCGTATATAGTTCCTGGGGGAACAATCTTAGACACCATAATGTCAGTACCCCAAATGTGAGCGTACAAACCAGTTTGAAGAACTTCACGCATAGTAACGGGATCGAAATCTCCGCCACCGACGCCTTGACCACCACCAGAACCCCACTTGAGGATATCGGTGAACTCATTGATGTTCATGAAATACTTAGTAGTTACTAAGTCCCAACGATCAATTTGTTGCTTGATTTCGACGAGGTCTCTCTTGAGAAGACCGGCGTCTGCGATGTCAGTCAAAGTGTTTTCAACTGAAGCAGCGGCATCCAAAGCGGCGAAAATGTTCGCGTCTTCTTGCGCCATGATTTCTTGACGAGCCTTTTGCACAGCTCTGTCGATAACGTTGAATCGACGACGTTTAACTTCGGCGATACGAACCGTTGGGTTTGCGTAGATTTCGAATTCAGGAACGACAACGCGATCACCGAATACGCGAGACTCTGGGCCAGTACCGTTGCTGGAAATAACCACGGCGGCAACATCGATATCTCTGTCGTATGTTGGCATTGCGCCTTGTGGCAATGGATCAACGACGAGAGCGCGACGTGCAATTCCATGGTAATCCAAGTTACGACGGATTGGGTTTGCCATTGCTTGAGCCAAAGCGATTTTACCGTCTTGGGTCATGATGGCGCGAGAAATAAGCTCATCACGCTTCTCATCAGAGAGAGAAGGTTGGCCTGCGAGACCAATATTGGATGGGGTATTCTCCTCAAGCACCGCCGCGTATTTCACTAATGTTTGAAGCGCGTCCTTCAAAGAAGAGGCGTTCATTTGCCCCTGGTTACTAAACATATTCATAGTGTCTCCACATTTTTATAGGAATTATTTGCCAGTTTCCCAGCTGCACAACTAATTGTGCGTTAATTAAATAACTAATTATTACTATGTAAGAGATAATATTTTTATATTTCTAACACGTAACATTTCCTTAATAACTTGTAAATACATTAAAAATTAGTGCGGGCATGTTATATACACTGTATGACACAAAGAATAGATTTAGCTGGACAAAAATTTGGAAAATTAACAGTAATTAAATATAGTCACACTGGAAAACCAAGGGGCACCGCTTTCTTTTTATGTAAGTGCGATTGTGGAGAAATGACAACAGTAGCTTCTGGACATTTGAGAAATGGACATACACAAAGCTGCGGGTGTTTTCACAGAGAACAGGTTAAAAATAACAGTACCAAAAATATTTGGGGTAGAAAATATCAAGATCCAAAATTAGCTACCGCCAAACACATATGGAACACATCATATAATGATGGATGTTCTTTCGAAACATTTCTCAAATTATCGCAAGAACCATGTTATTATTGTGGTGAATTACCTTTTACCACGTTCAATAAATATATATCTAAAGATGGTAGATATATTTCCGAAGTAATTAATGAATGGGCTAATCAGGCTTATTTTACTTACAATGGCTTGGATAGAATTGATTCTTCTAAAGATCATAGTGAAGACAACATAGTTCCATGTTGTATTTTGTGCAATCGGGCCAAACATGCTATGACATTAGAAGATTTTATAGATTGGATCGAAAAAGTTTTTAATCATTCCGTCAAAAACAAAAAGAGCTCAACCAAAATGGCGAGCTCTTTTTAGAGTTTCTTGTTGTCTAAATTATATATTAGAGAACAGGAGGATTAAAATAAAATACTGCAAACGCGAACTGACGTGGACCTAGAGAAGAGACATTACCACTGGGGGAATTGAGCGCGGCAACTAAAATGTTTGGAGTGGTTACCAAAGAACCGTTAGTTGAGAACTCGACGAGACGAGCGAGGGTAACGCCGACACCGGAACCACCAACAGTTGGGGTCAATTGACCAGTTGCTGACCAGGTAATGGCAGCGCCAACATCCAAAGTGGTGTTGGTTGGTTGAAGACCCGTAGCAGCAGCAGAGTCACATGCATCCAAAGAAACTGCATAGAGACCTGGTTTTTCCCAGCAAGTAATCTTGCCAGAACCAGTTTGAGTTGCAGGTCCGAGAACGGCACCAGTAAAGGTGTTTGGACCGTTGACTTGTTGACCAACAACGCCACCGACGACAGAACCGAAAAGAGTTCCGTAACCGAGAATACCGTCATCAGTTAACATCAAAGGACGACTGGAAGCACTAACGCCAGCAAGAGTTCCAGCACCAGAGAAGGTGTGGGTTACGACTGGACGCTTAGCAACAGAAGATGGGTTAACATAACCATCGAATGCATCATAAGCAGCTTTGTCAAAACCAGCAGCAGTTACGCCTGGTTGACCGGAAGTTAAGACAGATCCGAAAGTGCAGATTTCTCCACCTTTGACGGTGAGATAATCAGCATCATAACCATCGAATTGACCGAGTGGTTGAACGCCTGGTTGTAAAAGTTTGAGAGCCATTGTTTTATCCTATTAATCTGATACCGTTTAAAACTGGTATCGTTACTTACTTCTTTAACTTACAAAAATATACAAAACATATTTTATTATTGATATATTTTACCAATAAAATGTTCTTCAGTCAAAATATATCAATATGCCTAGATTATTCCAAACCTGGAATTAATCCTGATAACATACCGCTAAGTCCCGAAGCTTCATTATCAATATCTTTAACAGTTTTAGATGCCGGAGCCACTGGGGCGGTAGGCTCGGGCTTTACTTCTTTTTGAGCCGCAGAATCTGCGGAATTAACGTTTTGTGCGATCAAATCTCGTTGTTGGCTGGCTTTAGCTAAAACAGTAGCCAATCGATCGACAGAATCCTTGAATGGGGCGATAGCATTAACTACATCATCAAAATCATCGGCTGTCAAACTGGTTTTGCCACCATGTAAAAAGGGAACTGAATCCAAAAGGCTGGTAACGCCGCCTTTTTCCGTATGTTCGGCTTTAAAATCTGGACTATTAAAGTTTTCTTGAATTTTAGTCAAATATGGATATAATTTTCTGGTTTCGTCGCTTAACACTTGATAAGCTTTAACGAATGCGCCAGCATCTGGGTGTGTGCTTTGTTGAGCTAAATCTTGAGCGTTTCTTGGTTTTTCCATTTCCAAAAGAAGTGGCATGGTGGCGGTATAAACAGACCAAAATTCGTTTAATTGAGATTGTAATTGTAAAACTTCTGATTTTAATGCATCATCATACTTATGGCCAAAACCTAAAGTAATGTCGGCTTGTAAGAAGTCTTGTAGCTGACTTTGTAATCTAGAATAATTTTGTTTGATGCCCTGATCAGTATCAGACAAATGCTGTTGCATATAAACAACTGCTAAAATGGTAGCAGCGGCAATTAACCAAGGAATTATGGCTTGTTTTTTAAAGTTTTTTTTTGAGTGAAGTTGGCTTAAGCAAGTGTCAGCCAAGATGCGTAACTCTTCTTTGTCCTTGTTATCCATATCATTGGCTACCCTAACAAGAGATAAAAGCAAATCTTTTTGAGCGTATTTTGGCACATTACCTAAAGTATTAGGATATAACAAAGCTGGAGTTAATGGGTATTTCATCTGATTAGGTGATCCCATTTCCGGCTCTTTGTAAACGATGTGCATCAAAATATTTTGACGTTCATTGATATTTTCAACTAGTCCATTTAGCTTATCATAAGAAGGAGCAATGACCATAGAGTTTGGATGAGCTACTTCGGCGATATTATGCTCATAATCCATGTCTTTGGGAGCGTCTGGCTTGACACCATATAAAGCTTCAATGGCAGAAACGTCCAAAGAGTCCCAACGTGGATTTTTAGTATTTTGTTCTGTATGTTCAGCGTGTTCGGCTTTAGAGACAAGTCCCTTTTCCGTTGCTATTTTAATAAAGTTATCAAATACCTCACTGCTACGCATTATTATCTCGCTGGATTAGAAATTATACTTTATATGTCTTCATATCACCCGTTTGAGGGGTGGATGGAGATTTTGCTGCAACATCATCAATAAATTGATCTACTAGTTGTTTTTTAGTGGCAAAAGCTTTTGGAATAAAAACCAAAGCTTCACCGGGATTCGCATGGTTATACCAAGCAATGGTATGTACTAAGTTTTGAAAATGAGGACTGGATTGTATATCAGCCTCATGTCCACTTAATCCCTGATAAACATCTTTGGCAAAATTTTGCAACATTTGGCTAATGCTATCTGTATTATTTGTGATATCCTCTGTCCATGTATTGCTATTAGAATTTTTAACAGTATCTTGATAAGAAGGATTTAATGGGAAAAGAGTTTGCCGAGATGAATCTGGGACGGGGGCGGTATTTTCACCGACCGGCTTGCCACCTCTAATTGGGTTATCAATTGCATTAGGGCGACCCAAAAAGTGGTTCATGGCATCGCCGGCAACCATCAATCCTGCTGAAGAAATAATTACTCGAAAAATAAAACTAAGAATTTGTGATAACATAGAAACGCTTGGCTTAGCGGCATAGGTAAATAATTTTCCACTTTTTTCATAATTATTTAAGGATGCTTTAAAAATTTGCGCCCTTCGTAATTGTCTAGCCACCGTCATAACGCCATCATCAGCTAAAGCGGGAGATGGCTCTGTGGCAGGGGCGGAGGTCGATGTGCTATTTTCTTGAATTGCATTTTGTACAATGTTATGAACTTGGTCGGAAGTAGTTTGTTTGCCACCGCTTAATTCACCTTTTAGACCATTCCAAATGCTACGAAAAATACCGGCTAAATCCAAATGAAACATACGAGCTATAAGGCCAGCAAGCAAACCAATTTTACCCAAACCCAACGCTCCAAAAGTGGCGGAAATTAACCCAGGAGCCAACATGTTAAGAACACTTCCAGCCTTATCATTAGGGTCTACGTTGTTGCTTACATAACCTTTAATTTTACCTATAATAGCATCCATCATACTAGGAGGGGCTTGAGCAAATTTAGACAAACCAGTATCACTTGATAGTGTTTCCACTATTAGAAAATCAACATAATTACTGACTTGACTATTAGGATTGCTCATGTATGTTTGGCGCTGTATAAGTCTTGAAGAGACTCAGCATTTTGATTGTAAAGAGAATCGTCTTGTGGTGTTTCACCAATTTGACCCATAAGATAAGTTTTTTGTCCTGTTAAATTTTGAGCGTATTTATACCAGAAATATTCAACCACCATGCGAGTATTATTGATAATTTGTGACAAATCTTTGAGGATTCCATAATAATCAGCACCAGGAGTTTGCTGATTTTTAAATCGTGCTGCAAAATCACTTGGCCTTACTCCCATTGGAAAAATATCTCCAATAGACATACGAGAATTAACGGAAGTCATAAGCTGCATAGTATCATTAATTATTCTAGTCACTCGTGCATCGCTGCCCATCAATCTTTTGATAGCATCAAAAAAAGTACGAATACGATCAAAATTAATATCTCGAGAAGCGAATGGCAACACTTGAACAGCATCTTGTAAGGCTTGAGACGCTGAACCGCCTTGCTGACTACCTTGACCACCTTGTTGATTAGTAGATCCTACTTGAGATTTATTGGCAGGAGTACCGCCTGATCCAATTTGTGATCCAAGTGTGCTGGATTGACGAAGATAAATATTGTAACGTTCTTTGGATTGTGCATCGGTGGCTCGAGTCATAAAGAATTGAGCGCGCTGAATTATGGCGTCAATTATTTTTTTAAAATCAAATCGAGGGTTATTGATCAAAACTGGTCCACCCTCGTCCCCCGCATCCAGCGCAATATTATTTTTGCTTAACCAAGCATTAAAAGAAGTGTCGTCTTTTAAATCGCCATAAGTCAAAGGAATATTTCCGCCCTGAGTAGGATATTTAACATTGATAACGTGTGGTAAATTATCAAGTACGGTAGTGTCTGGTAAAACTTTTTCTGGTGCTTCATATTGTGGATTAACACCTAACCCAAGTTCTTGATTAGCATCTTGTATACGGGCTCGTAATTGAACCTGCATAGCCGTATTAGGATTTTGTTGTTCATAAGCCTGCAAAGAAACTAAATATTTTTTTAATAAATCAGGATTGACATAAAACATGCCAAGATCTTGACCTCTCTGTTGTGGAGTTGTGGTATGAGTTTCTAATTTATATGGAGTATATTCGTCACTATTTGGATTAGTGTCAAAAGCTATTCTTTTACCGTCTAGCATAGTTTTATTGCCAGCCAACCATTTGATTAAATCTCCCAAGCTTTCAAGTTGAGGAGAGCCTAATGCCGCGTCTCCCTCGTGAGAAATTGTAGGGCCTGCGTTAGGATCTTTGGAAGCTCCAGCTGGGTTAATTTGGTCTTGCAAATTCTTAATTTGAGCTAGCAGGGCGGCGCGGTCTTGATCGACAGCATTCGCCGCCACCTGGCCTCGTTTGGTAAACTTAACCGCAAAATCTAAGCCATGAGCCACCAACTGATCGATAAGATCGGAATCTTCAAAAATAAAAGACATCTTAGGTTCTCCCGCTTGATTTGCTGATTTGATTGCTTACCTGAGTAAGAACATTGTATGGATCCAGTTTAGCTTCTGGATATTGTGCAATCCATTTGTTAAGAGCATCAAGGTTAGTTAAATTATCAACGGTAATTTGGGCGGCAGCACCTTTATCATTTAAAGGAATAGTAAATCCTTGACCATAGGTTTGTTTAATTGATTGCAATTGTTGTGAATTTAATCCTTGACCTTTGTAATGAATATATGGTTTGTCATTTTCAATATAAGAGCGGTATTGTGGTTTTTCTAAAATACCCTGCTTAACTTCATTATATAGTTTTCTAATAAGATTTAAATGCGTAGCAATAAGTGGTGCGTATTCAATTTTCTTAGTTAATGGTAAATCATCTTGTTCATGAACACCATGCTTTAATCTAGCCAAAGCCTCTTCGCTGTAAAATTGATTTGGTAATTTAAAATCTTTGGCTAGATTTAACAATCCAGATGCCAAGGCATAAGCATTAACTAATGAAGCATTAGTGCGTGGCCCCCACACACCGTCTACGAAAGTTTCAGCTTTTCCACTACCCAGTCTTTTCATAGTATCCATCACCCAGCTTAATTTGCTAGCTGCACGAGGATCTTTTTCTGAAATATCGGTTTTATTTGGATCGGGACTATATTCCACGCTAGGAACATCAGAGTTTCTCAAATAATGCTTAGCGAAAAAATCACCAAAAGAATCTCGACCTTCTGCTTCTTGTTTTTTAGGGCCCTGAGCCGACATATCTTGAGGTTTCAATTGCGAAGTTACATCTTGAGCTAAACCTACCAAAGCCTCTTGCATTTTAGCAATACCAGGATTGCGGTATTTGCTTGGAGCAGGAGCGGATTGATATGTTCCCCCGTCTGACGTTGTGCCTGAAGGAGCCATAGTTCCGCCAAAGGGCGTAGCTAATTTATGCACCGTTTGTATTAGCTGTTGTGCTTTTTCTTTGGATAGCGCCATATTAAACCTTAGCTACCTTATTGTAAAAATCATTAACTTCGGCTTCTTTAGTGTTCATTTCTTGTTCCAAAGAACTTTTTACCTTATCAAGTTGGCCCGTTGTTTCGGCACTGTCGTAGCGCTGCATAACATTTTGAATTTCTTTAATTTGATTTTTAATCCACGTCATAGCTATCGCATTTCTGGCCACATTACCAACCGACTGATAAGCCTTCAGCGTATTAACAAGATTGGCCCCTTTACCTACAACAGGATCGGCAACGTTTGACATTTCTCCGACCTGAATATTTCCAGATTGGGTGGCAGGATTAACTGAAGGAGAAACACCTTGTTCGTTTTCTAAATCCTTAAACTGCTGACGCCAAGAAATTGCGTTGCTAATATCTCTATCGGCTTTATTCAAGAGACCTTGAACTCCTCTCCAAGTATCTTCGGACAGTCCAGAAGTTCCCAAAGTGGTATAATGTAACAAACCGCTTGGATCTAATCTAGCACGAAATTTTGACAACCAAGATTGGGCCTTTTGAAGATTATCGATAGTTGGATTTTGAGTCAATTGACTAATAGCGTCTCTGTACTGTTGAGTAGAAAAAGTCAGTTCTTTATCGGATAATCGAGAAACAGTATTGACAATATTATTTACTTCGTCTACAGCATGTTGAATGGCTGATTGAAATTGTTCGGCGGTGGCGGCTTGAGCAAAAACAACTTTGACCGCATCAATAACATTGCGCGAAGAGCTAAGCTTGCCAATTGGTTTCTTATTAACAACTTCCACGAATTGATTGTGTCTATCTAAAATATCTTCAAAGACGGCTTCATTGCTATCCACATTTTCTAATTTGTGGCTGCCTTTGGGATGTGCGGCATGAACTAAATCGTCACCCTCTTCATTGCTAATGCCATATAAAGATTGGGCCCTTTTATATCCAACGAATTTGCTTTCCAATTCCTCGGCTTGTTTTTCAAAACCAGAAGCGCGCAAACCGTTGCATAATTTAAGTAAATTAACAGTTAAATCATCGGATGGCTTTAGATCCAATTGGGGAGCTGCCGTTTTAACAACGGGCTCTTCTTTGATCCAACCTTTGTTTTGAGCCACTTTGGTCAAGGAACGCATAGTCACGGAATCTTCAAATTTAGTATGCTTGAAAGTCATTTTATCCTTCATTATTAGATAGGGCATAAATATGCGAGGATATTCAGAGGATATCAGAAAAGATATTTATGTCGATTTGACTTTTTTAATAACTTTTGGACTAACATCAAAATCTTTGGCAATTTTTTCAAGAGAACGATTATCTGATAAAATCCTCCCAATTTGCTCTTCAGTAAAGTTTATTTTATTATGCGAGGTTCCGCCTTTATTATGAGAAGTGCGATCTTCAGAGGCTAAAATATCTAATCTACCATAACGCAACATTCGTAAGCCATGCATATTGCAATATCTAACACCATCGATAATTTTATATTTTGCTTTCCCCTGTATCTCGCAGCCAGGAGCAGAACACCTGATGTCATCGTAAGAAATTCGTTCTGCCCAGGCAATGGCAGCCGCTTCTGATTTCTTTTGTTTGGTCTCTTTGGTATCTATGAGGCCAAGATGTGCTTCCGACATTCGTTGACGAACCTCTTCTGTGTAAATTGCGTCTTTATCCAATGATTTTAGCGTTGCACTTAAATTAGCCCGTTGTTCGTCTGTCCATTTAAGCCCCAAACAAGGATGGCCATTTTCAGCCAAAAATTTAATCATAAATTCGGAATGCATTTTGCTTCTTGCTTCTTTTTCTTCCGGCGTAAGAGAAGCATGCCAATCTCGCATTTTTTGTCGCCATTCTTCAGATTTTGGAGCGTTTATACCTCCCAAAGATACATTGTATCCATTAGGTACCAAACTATTATATTGTGACACTAATAATGTTTCAGTATCATTAGCATCATCCCAAGTTTTACAACTTGCTATTACCTCAAATATAAAGGCATCGTTACCATATTTTTTAATAGCATAATGGATAATCATAGTCGGATGAGCCGCGTCATTTTTATGCTGATTCCATCGTTTTTGAGGCTGAACCGTCTGTCCAATGTAAATTTTTCCATTAATTCGATTAATGATGCGATAAAGATAATGAATTCGATCGTCTAGTGTTTTGCTCGTCATAATTGACCTTCAAAACACTATATAACAACAGTTCAGCCTTTTTTAGGCTTTTTCTGGGCCTAAAAAAGTAGCGCTTCAATCATAGGATTCATCGGTGTTGGGGGTGCAGTCACCATGGCCACCGCAGGGTGAATATGACTTGGTCTTCGAGTCGTTAAGAACCCATGCTCACTAACATACAAATTAGCCCGAACCGGATACTGCTGATTAGTCTCATATTGATCGGTTTGGAAAAACATTCTATTAAACCAAACGGTCATACGACCTGAACCTTGTGTGCTATCATCGCCAGGAATATTGGCCACCTGATAAGTATAATTAACGATGGTACGAATAGCATTTGGAACGCCAGTTCCTGTTAAATCATAGTTAAGAGGAGTCCCGGCTAAAAAGGTAATGATACCATTAACGGGATTTAAAATAACATCCACATCAGCATTGAAACTAGTTGGGATAATATTGGGTTTTCGCAATTCTGCTTTAATATCGATGGGTGTAACTATAGGGCCACCAGGGGTTGTTTGCACGCCAACTGCAGGCACAATAACAACTTCATTCCAAGAAACATTGGTAAATGCTCTGGTTTTAATATCATCAATAATTCCAATGGGAGCTGTGCCATTACTGACGGTAGCCATTACTTGATTACCAATAACAGTTAATTCGGCAATCATTCCTGGTTGAAATTCACAAGATGGATCACAAATAAAACTGGCTGGAAGAGTGTTACCTACTTGAACTAATCTTAGCATAAGAGTCCTTAATTTATCTATACCGCTCTTACACTATATAACAATTAATTTTCATCCTCAAAGTCTTTTTCCAAGTGATGCGGCTCAGTTACTTCCAATTGTTCTTCGGGGACATCAGCTTCCAACATATCGTCGGCTTTGCCATCGTCTGCCATATTAAAAACAATTCCATGATGCTTGAGATTTTCCACCATACGTTCTGGTGTTAAGCCTTTAGTATGAGGGTCACTCACTGTCGTGGGATTTTTAGGCTTACGCGGTTTGCCCTTTGCATCTTGTTCATCTTGGCCAATTTTAGCTAAAATATTCAAGACTTTATCGGCTTGAGCAGTTAATCCGCTGGCTTCAAAAATTTCCATAGCGGCTTGCAAATAATCGGCAGCCTTACCCAAATTATTCATAGCTTCTTTCTTATCGTAGGATTGCAACTCACGCTGCATTCCGTAGATAAGCTCATCTTCATGTACGGATTTTTTAATCATTTAAGGGCCTCAGCAAGATTTTGCAATACTGCCATCACATCGGTGGCAGTATCGTGCATTCCGGCTTGATCAAAAATCTCGGCAGCATTCTGGAGACATTCGGCAGCTTGAGCCAATTTATTAAATCCATAACGATTTTCCAATTGATTAGAAACCAACTGCTTTTCCATTGATTGAAAAATGTCGTCTTTGAAAGATGCCTGTTTGAACATAAATTTCCTTACTTCTTAGAAGAAGATGAGGACTTAGATGCCTTTTCTTTTTCGGCTTTTTCTTTTTCCTTAGCCTTTTCTTTGGCAGCCTTATCTTTAGCCATTTGAGCGTCGTGCTTCTCTTTTTCTTTAGCTTTAGCAGCCTTCTCTTTTTCTTTTTCTTTAGCGGCTTTTTCTTTTTCTTTGGCAGCCTTTTCCTTGGCCTTGGCCTTGTCTTTGGCGTCATTAGAATCGCTCTTGCTCTTCTTAGATTCCTTGTCCTTCTTCTTGGCTTCGACGACGATGGAGGCTAATTTCAAGCTGAATTCAGCTGATTTTTCCATACCAATAGAGTCGAGAGCGGCAGAAGCGGTTAAGAGACTGTCAATAGCGACACTGAAAGCGGCAGATGATTTCATATCATCGTCATCGGCATCGGAACTGTCAGAAGATGAGTCTTTGTGTTTGCGAGCATCGTTGTCATCAGCAGAAGACGAATCGCCAGAAGAATCTTTGGAACTGTCCTTATGCTTGCGAGCGTCATTGTCGTCAGCTTTGCTGGAATCACCGGAAGATGAATCTTTAGAGCTGTCTTTATGTTTGCGAGCATCGTTATCATCAGCAGATGAAGAATCGCCGGAAGATGAATCTTTGGAGCTATCCTTGTGCTTGCGAGCGTCATTGTCGTCAGCGCTTCCTTTATCACACTTGCAAAGGAAATTTGGCTTACCACATTCAGCACACTTGCCTTTTTTTGCATCGTTATCATCTGCCATCGCAGAATCACCGCACATGCAAGAATCTTTATCTTTGCTGCACTTAGAACACTTATCTTCTGCAAATTTATATTGAGATCCGAACAGAGATTTATGCTCTGCGGAGTTAAGAACTGCGTCCATCGTCGCAGCGACAAAATCTGATACACTTTTATTATTCATAATATCCTCTATTTAGTTTGTCTAACTGCTTAGAATGTTCTTTTGCCAGTTGTAGAAAAGGCGGCAGATAATTGGGAGAACAAGTTATCTTCACCGGATGGGGAAGCAACATTGATTTCACCAGAACCGATCATACCAACTTGTGGCATACGTCCAGCTTCCTTGCGGAGGACTGGATCATGCTTAGCGACTACTCTCTTAAGAGAATCAAAAGCATCTTCATTAAACTTCATGATTTGTTCAACTTGATCAGAGATAGTTGCTCTATCATTGTGACAAAGACCACGATCTACCATATCATAAGCTAATTCATAAGCACGGGCCATCTTGACTTTAAAGCCATTAAGCTTCTCTTCAAGTTCAGCCTTAGCGTGCTCTTTGACTAATTCATTGGCGAATTCAGAACCACCGTCTGCTTGAGCGTAGTATTTCTTCCAGTAGGCAACAGCATCTTTATCCAAACCTTCTGCAACTA